ATCAAGGTTAAAAGGCAAAGTTATTGTATTGCTCTCTACTCCAAAATTATCATAACTTTTTAAAGAAAAATAACAACCAAGATAAACCATATTCCTTAATTTTGGATTAACAATTTCTTTATATAATAATTTTAAAAAATTATCAGAAGATATTGAAATATATTTTTGTTCCCCTTCGAGCAATACTTCTGAACTTAATGTAATTATTTCTGTTTGAGAAATTTTAATTTGGGCAGGTACAGATTTATTTAAAACTTGAATTTGAGAATCGACTGTTATATCAGGAATATATAAAGAAATAGAATACAAAATATCTTCAGGATATTCATCAATAGGTTTTTCCCATAATAGTTTTAAACTAGTCTTTTCCCAAGGAAAATAAGATTGTCCATTTAAATCAGCAATAAAACTTGCCGCAGGCAATTCGGGCGCGAGATTTTTTCTTAAAATATTATTTGATTCAATATATTCAGAAAATTGTCCTAATGAATCTTCGTATCTAATTCTAAATTTTAAATAAGAACCTCTTTGGTTAGTTGTGTTATTATAAGTATTAGAATTTAAGGAAGAAGAAAAATTAAGTTTAAATAATTCTTTCCAGTTATCAAAAACAGAGTTGTTATTACTTACCGAACCTTCTATATGAACATAAGATATCCCAACAGGATTGTCTTCGTTATTTACCCAATTTAAAGTTGCTTTTGATTCATAAATATTCGGTATTTCGGTCTTTTCTCCTGTAGCAGATAACGAAATTGGCGGATTGGGCTTTGGAGCTTTTTTTGCTCTATAATCTGTAACTAAAGAATCCGAGTATTCGTATCCGTCATAGGCGCTAACTTTATAATAAATAAGGACATTTTCAGGAACACCGCTTAAATTATCTATAAATTCTTCTTTATCAGTATTAAATTGCGTATGCATAAACATATTACTTCCGGCTTTCAACTCTCGTATACGAGTAATCTTATAAGAAGTTTTTTGATTTTCATCATTTGCATTAGCAGTAAAAGATAACTTTGCTTGAACTATATATTGACCTTCTTTATCCCAATTTGTTTCTAGAAAATTCATCGTTGGTCTTGTATTATATTTTATTTTAAAATGAGAAATAGAAGAATATTCATATCCATCAAAAGCCATAATATGAAAATAAGTTTCTTGATTTATAGATAAGTCATATGTTATACTAGAATTAGTTGTTTTTGAATCACTTGTAGTAACTACTGAAGAGGCATTATTATCAAATTTATAAAAATAAGTTAATGTATCTCCGTCAGAATCAGTGCCTAACCAACTAAAAGTTATCGGTTCTCCGTCAGAAATCACGAAATCTTTGTTCATTCCAATATTGGTAATAGTTGGTAAAGAATTTATTCTAAATTCGGGACTTAATTTAAAAGGCGAAGAATAATTAACTCCTTGCGAACCAGTAACTCTTATTCTATATTGAGCTTTTCTACCTCTCATATAAGGTTGTGCCGCTCTATTCGCTAGATAAATAATACTTCCAGAAGCTTTTGAAATATATGAGCTAGCAGGGGCATTAACGTGATACTCCCAATGCCCCTCGTAAACATTACTATCTTCCCAAACGCCCCAAGTTCCGTCATCTCTTGTTACTCTCCACCATAAATCATAAAATGCTATGTTATTATTTATTCCACCTTTTTCTCCAGACCACTTTACGGTGATATCTTTGCCTGGAATAATAACTTTATTTGTAACATCAAAATAAGTAGGAGCAGTACAGGCTGTAATATTAGGAGTTGATGAGTTGCCGTAGCCTGAAATAGAAGCTGTAACGGCAACTCTTGTAATACGATGTCCATCATAAGTAACTGAAGAAATATTATTATCCCATACTAAATTTATAGTCCTATTACCATTAGCGCTAACCCAAAACTGACCAGTTCCACCGAGTATATAGGTTCTTGAATCATTATTTCCTCCAGAAAAGGCAGTATTAAAAGTTTTATTAGAGCCATTTTCGTTGATAGTATAAGTTCTACTACCCCATCCTATTCTATAGCTATAAAAACCAAAGCTATATGATACTGTAAAACCTCCGACACCATTTTGAACAGTATAGTCTATATAAGGCTGTATTTTTCCAGAAAGGATAGCAGAACTCCCTGAATAAACACTCCCAAATTCAATAGCCATTTATAATTCCTCCTTTTACTCAAAATATATATCAAAACCGTCTTGAATATTATCTTTTATATAAGGAATAAAAGATACTGTAGTGCCTAATTTTAAAAGTTCTGATATATTCGCAATATTAGAATCAATCTGTAGAGAAGATATTTTCCCCTCTTCTAAAATAACATATTTACCTGTCTCTAAGTTATATTCATTTTCTTCTTTTACAAAAATCGCACGATTCTCTTCAAATATTAAAGAAGAAGAAGGATTTAAAGAACTCCAATGTCTAAAACGATTTAGATAATCACTTTGTCCGTCTATTTCTGATTTATATTCTATCTTGTTTTTTGATATAGATAAGCCACCGCTAAATATAGAAGAATCTATATTTTGAAGATAGAAAGTTGTCAATTTATTTGAATTTAAACTTTCTTGTGTATCTTCTGAAAAAATATAAGGTATTTTATCTTTTATAAAATCTTGCTTTTGCTCGTTGTCTTTAAAGCCGATATCTTTATAAATTCTTAAATCTGCACCATTAAATAGGTCTAAACCTTCTTTATCTATAATAGAAGTAACAATTCCAGGTAATATTTCTGGTGCGTGCATATCTCTATCTTCTTCGCTTGTAATAAAGATAATACCATTACTTAAACCGTCAACTTTCAGACCGTTATTAATAATTCTTCCTGAAATAATTGCGTCAGTTGTCTCAATAGTGCCTTTAAAATAGCCATTTTCCGCGCGCATAGTGCCATCATCTTTAACGTAAAATTTCGGCGCTCCTTCTTCTAAATCTTCTCTAATGTTGTCTTTTATTTTTGTTAAATCTCCACCAGCCCAAATAACAACGCCATTACTTGCTTTAGTTGTAATACCAGATTCGCCAGTAGTAATCGTTCCTTTTAAAAAGGCGTTATCACTGAAAAGACCATATTCAGAATCACTAGATACAAATTCAGAAAAATTAACAATACTTGATAAGTCTCCTAGAACTAAACGACCTTGTCTTTCATATGTTAGGAAATTACTATCAGAATCTTTAACTTCTTTATTCTCAAAGAAAGTAATAGCTCTTTTATAGCCAAAAACGTCAGAACTCATAGAGTTAATAACTATACCGGTGTCTTCATTTCCACCAAGGTCAATAAAAGTGCCTTTTTCGTATAAAGAAAAATCTTGAATATTCGCGCCAGCGTCAGAAAGAGCACTTGAATCTATAATATTATTTAAAACAACGTCTGTAGAGAAAAATTTATCAATATATATATCTTTATTTGTTATTTCTGAAATAAATCCATAAAGTCTTGTAGAACCATAAATTTGATTCTCCCCACCTGCGCGTCTTTGGATACAAATATAATTATTTTCGCGCAAAGGCAACTCTTGCTCTAAAGATATCTTATAACGAGTACCCTCTTTCTCTATTGAGATTATTTCACAAGAAGGTCTAACAATTATTGTGCCACTAGAAGTTTGGATTTCATTATATTTGAATCTTGTTACTGCTAAGGTTCCGTTTATATAAGCATTTTCAAACTTAGCATCACCATTATCATTAATTTCCCAAGCATAAGGAAGATTACTATCATTTTTCACATAAATTCTGCCATGACCATCTTTATCTTGATTAATAATAATATTTCCTACAGATAACTGTCCCGTTTGAGTTTCAATTCCTTCTTCCGAAGATTCTGAATAAATAGTATTTATAGATAAATTACCATAAATTCTGTTATCTGTTCCTTTTAAAGTAATATTACCGTTTTTATTAAGAAGAAAATTAGATTTATCTTCTAATAACTTATTATTATCTGCAATATCATTTTCTTCTTGTGGATGGCTAATTTTACTTAGTATATTTGATAATTGACCTTCTTGAAAAACTCCTGAAGCAATAACATAATCAGAAGAATTTAAATTTAAAATAGAAGAAGTTTCTCCTATTATAAGATATTCTTCAATTTTTGCCGAACTACCAATAGAAATATCTTTAGCGATAACTTTACCATCATTACTTACGACAAAATTATTAGTACCTTCTGAATTTTTAACAATAATTCTGTTATTTGCGTTTTCCGTTCCATCTAAAAGAAAGTTCTCATTACCGATTGATAATTTACCTAAGATAGAGCCTTCTGTTGCTATAATAGAACCTTCTATTTCGGCATCTTTTGCATATAATTTACCATCGTGAGTAACTAAGAAATTCTTATCTTCTGAAACAGGAGGGATATATCCTTCTTCTCCAGGTGAACCTGTTCCACCATAAGATGGAGTATAGTTTATCCACAAAGCATAAGGGTAAAAATACTTTCCATCTTCGTCTTGTTTATTTGCGGCAATACCACTTTTTGCTTTAACAGTGTCTCCTTCGTATTGGCCACCGATATAAAGAACATCTTCAATATTACCGATTTTTGAGCGAATATCTCCAGAAAATACACCACTTGTTGCTCTTATTTCTCCTTCAACATAAGCATTTTCAAGATGAGCATCTTTTGCATCTAAGTGACCGTGACCATCAACAGAAAAGACATATTGATTATTTCCCTCAGGGGCTATCCATAAAACTTTGTTATTTAAATCTCCTTTAGCGGTTTCGATTCCAAAATAAGGAGAGAGAGTATCAATTTCTCCAATATAAAAACTATTTTGAAGCCATAAAGTACCATCAGAACCGGTCTTTAATACGGTTAAATCTTCATCATTAGTAACAACTAATCCATAATTAATTTCTTCTTTGCTAAGTATTTTATGAGATACTATAAAATCTTCGACAGTTTTTTCTTCTGATAGAATTTTATCTTTAGAAGAAATTACTATATCTTTTGGGGAAATTGTTTCTCCATTTATTTGAATTGGTTGCTCCCCAATAAACTCATAATAGTCTCCTATATTATATCCATCGCTAATTTTATTCTCTAAATCCTCGAGAGTCACGAAGGTATCTTTAAACTTACCTTCTCTCCAATCGGGGACAGGTGTATCTGGAGATAAGTTTATTCTTGTAAAGTTAGGATTATAGTAGTATACAGTAGAAGCGCCAGTATTTCCAAGCACTAAACGAGTTTTTTCTTTATTCTCTTTAGTACCATCTTCATTTATAATTTCTGATCTATCTGTAATTTTAATATTATTTTCTTTTGTAGAAATTCGGACAGAGCCATCATTAGATTTTATTAATAATCCTTCCCAAGTTAAACTAACCAAAGAATTATCTTCTACATATTTAATTCTATCTTCCCAACTACCAAGAGACTCATTCATAAACCAAGGGATATATCCGTTATCACTTCTTAATTCTTTAAACGCAGAATCTCCATCTTTGGTCATATATAAACCGTGTTGGTCTAATCTAACAAATTGATTCGAATCTGCCCAAGTAGTAGGAGTATCGCCATCCGTATTAACAAAAATTCGATAAGAGGTTATTCCGTTTTTATCCCATAAGAAACTAGGATAATTACCCATCATAATTTGAACTTTATCAGTATTGATTTGTCCGGTAGTTAAGACTGCGGCATTTATACCATCCGCTGTAATACCAGTAGTCCAACTTTTTCCGCCATCTCTACTTAAAAATATACCATTGGAAACTATTCTTACGTTCTTATTAGTATTAAAAAGGTCGGTTAATTCAATACCTTTATCCCCAATAATGACAGATTGGTCTTTTGAACCTGCTAATAATAAACTATTATTATTTAAAGTGCTCTGTAAGATATTAACTTTAATCTGTCCGTCAGGAGTAAAATTATTTGCGGTACTATTATATAATCCTTCTTTAAATTGAACTGTTTGAGAAGCGGCAGCGATTCTACTAAATAAATCCTCAAATTGAGTTTTAAAGTTTTGTACAGTAATTTTATTTTCAGAAGGATTATCTAAATCATATTCTATTTCTGAAATTGTGACTTCTTCTCGATAAAAAGCTCCCGTTGGATCTTTTCCAAATAATTCTTCATCTATAACAAAAGTTTTATCTCCAACATTAAATTCCCAATCTTCGTACCCCTCTATGGCTTGTAAATCAATAACATTCATAGTATAACTTACTTGAGGACGAGAAGAACGAAACAAAACTTTCTGCGCATCTAAATAATATTCGTTAGCAGTAAGATAATTAGAATCCTGCCATACGCCTTCTTTTATAAAATTTGCATATTTAGTATTAAAAGTAGCATTTAATTCAATTTTCTCTTTTATTTTATCTTGAATAGTAGTATCTAAAGTATCTCTTTGTTTAATATATGCTTCTAATTGAGTATCAACTATCTTTAGACTTGCCTCTAGATTACTTATACTAACTTTATAACTACTTAAAGCTTCGTTAATTTCTATCTTTTGTTGAGAAGTTGTAGGTTTGCCAAGGTCAGCTTCTAATAAACTTACTCTCTCTTTTTGCGCAGAAATTTGAAGATTAAGACCTCCGGATTGATTTTCCAAACTTGCGATAGTATTATTTAATCCGACTTTTGTTCCTGAAAGATTGTCAATATCTTTATTTAATCTTCCTAAGTTTGCAATATATCCTAAATCAGAAAAAGTAGTTCCATATAAGTCATTTATAACTTCTTGCGCGTTAAGCGCGCCAGTTTTAATAAAGTAATCAAAATTAATAAGGAAATTTTCTCCGGATTGATTGAGAGAAGAATCTGCTTGTTCTATTGTAACAGTTCCATTTTCTGCAAGTTCTGTGTCGTTTTTCTCTACAAACATCTTAGTAACTAATTCATCAGAATTTCTTTCTCTGCTAATATCACTAAGATTTTGTTTATATTGAAATCCGGCACCTTTTATTTCTCCAACCTCTTTAACAAAAGAGACTTTCTTTACTGGGCGCGCCGTAGTTGGGTCACGATATATTTTACCAGTCTGGTCATCGTGAAGAATATTAAATCTTGCCCATCCTTCGAATAGCTCTGCTAAATCTTGAAGTAGATTAAATCTATTAGATTTTTCTGCTTTTAATGTTCTTACTTTCTCACTGTTATCTCTTAATATTTTTTGAGGATGCTTATCAACTAAATCTAAATATTCAATTTCATTATTTTCATTATAGCGAAAATAATAAGTAATTGGTTCTTTATATACTTGAGGAACTCGCTCATCTTTTGGAATTAAGCAATTTTCTTCAAATTCAGTTTTATTTACCGATTGCCCGTGAGCAAGTTTATCTATATAATTAATATATTTATCAGAATTCTCTCTAGGTTTTATTTCAAAAAATTCGATAGAGTGAATTTCACAATCAGAGGAATATAAAGAATATAAAGTTGTAATTATTTGAGAAAACGCTTTTGCGCTTCTAATAATAAGGTAAGTATTATTTTTTGCAGTTAAATTATTCTCAAAAAGACTTTCTCCGTCAAAACTTTTTTTATTAAAAGATAACCCTATTTGACTATGATTCATTTCTATTTTAAAAGCGTATTTTTGCCCTGCTTTAATAGAATATCTTGAACTTTGAAGAGTATCGTTTGAGAAGATAGGTAATACACCTTCAGGAACACTCTTTTTTATAATTAAACGATATCTATTTGAGGTGTCAGTTGATTCCGTTAATTTTGAATAGATAGTTGCATTTTCACAAGGTTCCCAACCAACAGTATCAATAAAATTTTCTGTATTTGTTAATAGATTACGAGTAGTTTCTGTCGTGATTGTTTGAGTAGTATCATATCCCCAACATTGCTCATCTTGCGGTTTTCCGTCATAAGTGTATTCAGTAACATATCTTTCTAATTCTTCGTCATATTTATTTTTAGGCAAAGAAACAGTTATTTCTTTTTCTATTGGAAGATTTGTATTTTTATCATATACAATATTTCCATTTTCGTCTCTCTCGTAATCTTTTTTTGTCTCTACGAAGAAATCAGAATTATCTCTATCATATTCCCAACCAGAATCTTTTAATATAATTTCTGATAGTTCGTGAATATTTCCAATTCCATTTTCTTCATCAAAAGTAAGTGCCCATCCCTGTTTAGAAAGCTCTTCTACAAAACTATCAATACATCTATAGTCATAAAATAAACCTTCTTTAGATTTACTTTCAGCAATTCCTTTAACAACAAAATCGCGCCATTTGCCTTTGTATCTTAGTTTTATTTTAGATTCTTCAAAAATTTCATTTATAAGAGGATTTTTAATTCTTTGATTAGTATTATAATCATAGTAAAAGCCTGGCAATCTAAAAGTTAATTCAGAAGAGCCATTAATATTTGGATGAAATTTTATCATAGTCGCGCGACCACTATAAGTTGATTCAGAAGAACCTAAAACATTTACTTTTTCTTCATCTATTATTGAGATATCAGTATATAAATTATCAAGTTCGGTTTCTAATACTCTCTTATCATCAGGTGCAGGAATCCAAGATAAATTTTCTATTTCTCCTTTATATAAACAAATCCAATCTACTTTAGAAGCGCTATCTACGCTTTCTATTTTTATTTTTAAAGTGTCAAATAATCCAGTATCCGGAGTTATAAAAGATACTTTTATTATTTGATACTCATTATTCCCAATAGAAGAAGTTGCCACTTCTATATCAGAATTTAAATATATTTTTATTTTTTGTGAAGAGGTTAATTTAGTACGAATTACAGTTGTATATAATTGATTATTAATTAAGGTTCCTGATAAATTATATAATATCCCTTCAGTACCAACATTTGAATAATATTTTAAACTATTAAGAACTAAATTTTTATTTTCAGGTGTTTGATAATCAGCTAATTGATGTTTATATTTTTTAGTTTCTTTATTATATCCTTTATAATAAGATTGCATAAAACTTTTACTATCTCTCTTAAAATAAATAGTTTGATTTATTGCAATATTATCATCACTATTTAATCGCCTACGGAAAGTAGAAGGTTGTTCCTTCCATAGACTAATTTCATAAGAACTTTTTTTCATACTCATTTCACCTCTTAGTAATAGAGATAATTATATTTTATCTCCACATTCTCTAAAACTCCGCCAGAAATATTCATTACTAAATTATTATTATAAAGAGAACTTGGAATTTTAAATAAAGCGCCTTCTTTAATTAAAAAATAAGCAGGAATCCTTTTCCCATCTTCTTTTATAAAAGTGACCATATTTTTCCCTGTGTCTATTTCTATTTTACCTGCTGAATTTGCAATTTCATTCTCTATATTCGATACTGATAATCTAGAGCTTCCGTTTGAAGATATCGCAGAGATAGAAAAACTTTTATTATCTAAAGAAAAAGTTCTCTTATTAAAAGTTCCGGCAGGTTTATCAAAAGTTAAAATCCAATCAGCTTCTAAATCTCCAGCATTATATAAATTTATTGTTTTTGTAGTAGAGTTATATTTATCGTAATCAGAAAGATTATATAACATAAAAGAAGAATCTGCCCACTCTTTAAAATTATTTTTAAAAGTAATTTGATTTTCAGAAATAATAAAATCACTTAATTCAAAAGAAGGCAGCTGTTTTTCTCCATTTTCGTCAGTATACTGTCCTGTATAAATTAATAATCTAAAAGTCTCATTTTCTTCAAGTTCTAAATTTACGATATCTACTTCTTCATCTGCGGTTAAAGTGATGTCTTTGTCTGAAGTTAAATTGCTTTTAGGAATAATATGAACAATTCTTTCTTTAAGCTGCTTCTCACTGGCTTTTGGAAGATAATACATACTATCTTTGGATAATTTTATAATATTACCACTAAAAAGAACACTTCCAGTTCCATCTGCTCCAGTGTATTTTCCTTTTTGAAGAGCTAAACCAAAAAGAAAAGAGTTATAACTAAGAGTTGGTCCATCTCCTATTCTTGTTTCATAATATCTAAAATGAATTGATTTTTCAGGTAAAGTGTTCTTCCAATATGTCTCTCCTGGATATATGGTGCTAAAAAGAGCTGTAGGACTTATTGCTTGAACAGGAATCATATTTCCATTACTACTTTTACTTCCCTTAAAAAGAAAATTATTCCCATCTCTTTCTGCTGATTTTGTAATAATATTAGGATTAAGTAAATTATTAATCCCTGAAAACTCATTTAAACTTTTATAATAATTATTAAAAGCAAAAGGGAAATAGCTAGTTAAAGAAACTGTTCCTTCTCCTTTATAAACTCTATCTTCTCTTTGCGTGCTTTCATTCCAGCTATTAAAACAAATATAATTTACTTGCGGCTCTCCTGTTACTTTAGCAACATATCTTTTATAAGGAGTCTCATCAAAAATTAAATCACTTAATTCATCTTCTCCTTTATAATTTCTATTTGAAAGCCAATTTCTTATTTGTCTTAATTGTAATTCTGAAATATTATCAAAAGCAAAATTTAAATTAAAAACTTTCGGTCTATAGCTACTACCAAAATAATAATCTCCGTCTCCTCCTGGGATGTTAGTAGTAGAATCCTCAGAAGTAGGTAACAGGGATTCCTGATACCTACTTCCATTACTAACTCTAACAATTCCGAATTCAGAAGAATGACGTCCTCTATAGGTAATTCCAGTAAAGTCCATCCTTTATCTCCCCTCTTATCGATTTCTCTGAATAGAAATTACGTTTCTGCTTTTAGCACCTTTCATAATTTCTTCTTGCATTTTCTTCCACATATCTTCAACATCATAATCATTACTGATTCCATCTACTTTTATGTGAATATCGTAGTAAATATCTCCATCTTTTTCGATTCTTGAGGAATTTACTTGAGGGAGTTTTATCTTACTAATAAAAGAAGAGAGAACGTCTCTAAATTTTGCGATATTTTCTGTATCTGCGGCAGATAAGAAAGCTTCAGGTTTATTCTTCGTTCCGTGAACCATAACAGGTCCAGTAGTATTAACTAATCCACCTTTTGAATATCCAACTAAATCAGAAATATTAAACCATCCAGTCACACCTTTGCTTAATTTATGGTATCTAACTTTTACACGATTATTTTGCGGACTTCCTAATACAGTATAAGGACCAGAACCATAAGTTGGTTTTAAAGCTTTTCCACCACTTGCTTGGGTATAAATTTTACTTCCACTCTTCGCAGTTACACTCTCTCCACTAGAAGGTTGAGATTTTGCGGGCGCAGAATAACCTCCTCCGCCACCACCTCCTGAACCACTAGAGCCACCAGAAGTACCTCCTGAAGTACCACCTGAAACAGTTGCATTACTATTTGGATTAGCAACGTCTTTAAACTTACCTTCAAGTAGTTCCATTGCGGCGAGAGCTTCGTTAATATTAGTTCTCCACTCTTCTAACCATTTTTCTTGAGCTTGATGACTACCAGTGATAAATTCCTCGTCGTGCTGTTTTAGATAATTAAGAATATTATCATAACCGCCTGCGATAATTGCGTCTACTTCTGCCCAATATTCAGTCATACTTTCTAATTTTTCTTGATGAGAATTTTCTAAGTATTCGACTTCTTTATCTAACGCTTCGTGTTGAGCATTAAGTTGTTCTTCTAAAGCGGTTAATAAATTATCGGTAGCTGTATCCGCCATTGTTTGACGCTGGTCTTCAATTTCTTGCTGGAGTTGTTTAATTTCTTTTGCATAAACTCCTGAAGTATCTCTTGAAAGTAAAGCTAGGCGTTTTTCTTTCTCGTCTAATTCTTCTTGCTGTTTATCTTGATCGCGTAATTGACGTTGTTTATCAAGAGTTTTTCTTAAAGAATCTAAGTATTTTTGGTCCTCATTCTTTATAGCTTCATATTTTTTCTTAACAGTCTCAATTTCTTTTTCGTGAACAGCAATTACTTGTTCAAGAAGTTTATCTTTAAGAGTAATCGCATAGTCGCGCGCATTATCAATAATTTCTTTTTGCTTATCGTCATAATCAGAGAGAGCCTTTTCAGTTTCAAGAATAGAATCTGAATATTCGTCAAACTGGTCAATTAAATCTTCTAAAGCTTCTCCGAATTCTTCATCTTTAATAGTGGCTATCATAGCGTGATTAACTTCTAAATAGCCATCTTTTACTTTAACGTAAGCACCGTAAGTTTGAGAAAGTTGTTTGCCAATATTGCCACGTTCTTGTTTTTGGAGTCTAAGAAGTTCTTGGTTTTGGACTTTTAGCTCTTTTATTAAAGATAGTCTTTGAGCATCGTTTAAAGCGAGGTCTTGGGGAGTATTAAGTTTTTTTCTGCGAAGTTCTAATTCTTCGAGTTGTTTTTCTAAGTTGGCTATTTTCGCGAGAATATTATAGAGTTTTTCTAGTTCAAGAAGGTAATCTTTAAGTTCTTTTTCAGTTTTTTTAGAATCAGAGCCTTTTCCCCCTAAAGTCCCTTTTGATAAACTAATTTTGTCAGCCATTTCATTTATTTCTTTCAATTTTCTTATAGATTCAACATTACCTTCATATGCAGAAGTTAAACTATCTATTTTATTCTGCATTTGCTTTTTATAAGTTTCAACAAAACCAGCGTCTACTTCATCAACAGTTATTTCTTCCCAAGTTTTAGTAACTTGATTTTCTACTTCTTTAGCATTTCGCCTTGCTGCTACCTCTCCAGCGCCAATCATTCCTTCTGTCATTACATAATTAACCGCTTCGCCTAAAGTTGTTATGTCCCCTGATAGGAATTTTTTAGCTACACCTCCTAAGTTTTTAAAACCTTGAGCTGTATTATATAATGTAGCAAGTATTACGTCTTTCATACTAACAGTATTATCAGCCATATCTTTTTCAGATTGAATTACTGTACCACTTGAATCAAAAACAGTATTGCCGTATTGAGCTGTTGCTTCGCCCATTTGTGCATCTGCTGTTACAGAAGCTTCAGCATATGCAAATTTAGATAGTTGCTTAGCTTTATCTAAAGCCATTTCAGCTTCTGCTTCTGTTAAATTTCCATCTAAAATAGACTGCATAAGAGCCATAGCTGTTTTAGCTGATTTAATCTGGTTTTGAATTAATTCATTTTCTGCTTCCATTTTATTGATAGAAATCAAATTTTCAGTTTTAAAGTTTTCGACTTCTTGTTTCCTTAATTCTTCCATAACCTCTTCATTTAAAACAATTTTCCCATTAGTTACATCTAGTGCATCTATATAATCGCTATTTGACTGAATAAGAGAAATAAAAGTATTTGCAGACAGCTCTCCATACTCTTTAAATTCTGCTTGAACATCGATCATCTCAGAAGTTCTATCAATTAGAGATTGCATATTATCTGCTGCGCCTTGTATAGTTGTAGTATGAAGAGAAGTATCTGGTATTCCAGCTATTGCTTGAGAATATAAAGATACAGAATTAGTTACATCTTTATACTGTTGTTCTAATTTGTTTAATTCTTCTTTTGTTTCAGCATTCGCAATTCTTTCTTCTAAAGCTGCTTTTTTATATTCTAATACTGAACGAGTATTTTCATATTCTGCTTTTGTCTTTTCATTCATTTTTGCAGTAACTTCATATATACTAGTACCTACTAATTCATATCCGTCTGCTGTAGCTCTAAAATTTAATGGAGTTAATTCTTCATCCGCTTTCATTAAATCTTGCATATCTTCAAAATCTAAAGATCCTTTTATCTCATCTGAAGACATTTTTAAAACTTCTGAAGTTTCTTTTGCTGATTTTTGAATTGAAGTAAAATTATCTTTTAAAGTAAGTCCTGCCCATTGAGAAGCACCTCCTAAATTTTGAAGATATTCTTGCATAGCACTACTTTCTAGACTTAATCCAGATTCTTTTTGTATTTTACCAATAGTGCTAACAATGTCTGTCATTTCATAATTACCATTTTCATCTGGTGCTAAACTTCCCATAGCTTTTAGAACTTCTTTATTAAATTGAGTATTTCCTTCTTTATCTTTAAAGCTTGTTGCTTCTAATACACCTTTATAAGCTAATGAAAATTGTTTCGCGGCTTTTTGTCCAGCTATTTTTGCAGTATTTTCAGCATTTTTAACTTCTTCTTCATTACTGCTTTTTTTAGCTTCTTCATAAGCTTTATTATAAGCTTCCTCATAAGCTAATCCTGCTTGTTTCCCGAAATTCTCATACTGTTTTATATCTAATTCTTGAGTAAAAGAAAATTCTTCACTAAAAGAGTCAATTCCTCTTTTTGAAAGTTCCATTTGAACATCAACTTTTTTTGTGTAAGCTTCTTTTACTTGCTTATCTAATTGTTTACTCATTGTTTTATAAGCTTTAGAATCTTCGCCAAGTATTTCTTTAAGCTCTTCTTTAGTTTCTCTAGAAACGTCACTTATTTCTCCAACTTTTGCTTGAGATACTTTTTTCATTGCTTTATTTACTTTTTCAATTTCTTTTGGACTAAGTTCAGATAATTCTTTAGAAACTTCTTCTATAGCTTTTTCATAAGCGTCACCTTTTTCTAAGGCTTCTCTAATAACTTGCGGACTAGTTAAACCTGTAGTTTGAGTTTCTCCCATAATTTTTGCTAATTCTTCATTAGAAATAGCATAAATTCCTCCAGCTTTTTCTATAGCTTCTAACAGTTTATTCACATCTTCATCTGAAGCTCCCGAAAAATCAAAGCCAGTCATTTCATGTAAAACTTCCTTAAAAAATGCACCATTATTTGTAATAAATTCAGACATATTTTCAGCCAAAGTTTTTGCTTGTTCTTCACTTATTCCAGCTTCTGTAAGTTGCTGTAATAAACTATCATAATTTAACTGTTTTTGCATTTGTTTTGATTCTTCTAAAGTAGATTCAAGCATTTTTCCTATCTGTGAATATCCGCCAAGAGCTTCCGCTAAATTATATGCATTTTCTTTTTCTCCTTCACTTAATCCGCTGACATACTTATCAATGGCTTTTTTATAAGCTGCTTCATATTCATTAGCAGTTTTTGCACCCGAATCCTCTATATATTTAGCCATATTTTGAAAATCTTTTTCACTAATTTTAGTTCCAATAATATCACTTAAAAAACTCGCATTAAATCCGCGCTCTCCTTCTGCTAATTGACCCATATATTTTTTGACACTTTCTGTAGTAGTACCATAGCCATGAGCCATGTTTTTTGCCAATTCATAGGTATCAGAACCTTCTTCCGCTTCTTTAAATTTTGAAGCGCTATCTTTTATTTTAGAAAGTTGTTGTCCCGCTTCTGTATCTTCTGAATAGTATCCTTTCTCATGAGCGCGTTCTTGTTCAATTCTTAATTCTTCACGATTTTCTGCGT